TTTCATTGTTAATTATCCTGTTAATTATAATGAATGGACTACCCCAGGTGACTCTGGTTCTCCAGTTGTCATTAAAGGTCAGCAAGGTCGAGTTATTATTATTGGTTTTCATGTATGTAAAGAGAAAGTTGGTGTTAGTTCTGGCGTTGCCTTACCTTTTTATCAAGAGGTTATTGATGAAACCTCTGTTAACTGTGAACCGCAGTCTTTGGATACTTTTCCTCTGAAAATAGAACGTCGCGTTCCTCAAAATTTGAAATATGTACCTCAAACCATTTCAAAAATCAAGAAAAGTCCTCTACATGGATTTGCAGGTAAAGCGTTGTGGGAACCAGCTCGTATGAGACCTTTTGTCAATGAGTTAGGAGAAACCATTAACCCAATGTATAAATCCTTATCTCTTTATAAACAGGAATCATTTAAATCTGAACCTATTCCAGCTGTCGTTATTGAAACTTTCCGTAATGAGTACCCTCGCGATCCAATGTGGAATTTCATACTTAATGAGACACAAGTTCTTAATGGAGATAAGGAATTTGGTATTCCTGCAATTGATCGTAAAACATCTCCCGGATATCCATTGTGTCTTCGAGCTAAGAAAGGTAAGAATGATTTCATTGAAACTGTTAATGATGTGATGGAATTCAAAGAAGAATTTTGGGATGCCTATAGAGAACTTGATAGGGCACTTATGGCCGATGAAGATGTTGAGGTTTTATGGGCCGAGTGCCTTAAGGATGAAACGGTTAAACTAAGCAAAGTTGAATCCGGGGACACTCGAGCTATTAGTGCAGGTGCATTTTTGTTTCAACTACTTGGCCGTAAGTATTTTGCATCTTTCTTTGCTTATATGCAACATTTTCACAACACTAAATCAATTGCTGTTGGTATAAACCCTCATGGTATGGATTGGACAAATATGGAACACCAAGCGGAACAAGAAGATGGTTCTACACTTTGTGCAGACGCCATTAAATGGGACAGGAATGTGCCCTACGATGTTGCGATGACCGTCTGTATCATGCTTGTTAATTGGTGGTACAATGACCAGTATTCAAAATTACGTATTAAAATGTGGAAAGAATCAGTTAATGGTAAAACCATTTATGAAGATGTGATCTTTCAGACGTTTGGTGTTAAATCTGGAGCCTGGAATACTGTTTGGTGTAATAGTATGTGTCGGTATGTTGTTGATAAAACCATCCTCATGATGGATCTTAAATTGCGCAACACTGAATTCTTCTATAAAGTATATGGAGATGATAATTACATCAAAATTTTTGGTAAGTTTGGCATTAAGGTTGAAGATATTGCGGAACATTATATGAGGCGTTTTGGAATTAAGATTGTTCACTGGTCTAAAAGTGAGAACCATGATGATGATAATATCCGTACTGTTTCTTTTCTTGGTCGAAAATTTGCTAAATATCGCAACAACGCAATCACCAGATGTCCTTTAGATGTGGATGTTATCTTGCAATCTCTGTACTGGATTAAAGGGCAAAATGATCCATATCAAGTCATTCCACAAAATGTTCGTAATGCGTTTATGGAATTATCGCATCACACTCCTCAGGTGTACTACGAAAAATCCTCTTTGATTCTTGAAGCAATTAAGAAACACATGCCAGATATTTATGATACTTG